TGCCTCACCTTGACCGCCTGACCCCGCCTCGCCGCGCCCTGCCATGCCGAGCCATACCGCGCCTTGACCGCCTTGCTTGGCCCCGCCCCGCCGTGCCATGCCTCGACCGCCATCCTTGACCAGCGCGCCCGCCTATGCGGACTGCGCCACGCTGCCATCTTGCGATGAAGCGATTTCCTCGATTGCCGAAACGTCAATTCCGGCATGTTCAAACGCGCCGCGATACCGGGCGAGCCATCCGCGCAATGATGCCGCGCCTTGCCGCCGCAACTCTGCAATTTGAGCCTCGTCGCTCGGATCAACAGGCTCATATCCGCCGCCGCCTTTGCGCCCCGCCATTGGCGACACATAGGCCGGATATTCTCGCGTCGTGACGGCCACCACGTTTGACCGGCTTTCCTCTTGCTTTGCGACGATCCGCAAGCCGGATGCCATGCGCCGCGCAAGGGCGATGCGGTGCTGCCGTGCGGCTGATGCGTCATCCATCCCGTAGAATAGATCGTACGCCTCATGCTCAGGCTGATCTGCCAGCCAGTCGATAAACTCGGACGGAACAAACATATTCCGCCCGCTTTCAGCAAGGTATCCGTCGATGATACGCTGCCGATCTTTGCTCTTAAACGCCATTATGGCCTCCTGTGTTAATGTTGACCGCCACGCCGGACCGTGCCCGACCTCACCGGGCCCCGCCCTGACCGCCCGGCCATGCCACGCCTGACCATATCCCGCCATGACCGCCAAGCCGAGCCGCGCCAAGCCTCGCCAATCCCCGTCTCGACCGCCATGCCTCGCCCTGCCGTGCCTTGCTTTGCCTCGCCTCGCCCCGACCGCCTTACCTTGACCGCGAAGGGCGACCGTGGCCGCCCCCGCCAATATCATTCGACCACCCGGCGCGCGCGCTCTTCCTCAAGCAACGCCATCAATTCTGCCGTTTCGTCGTCTGCCATTTCCGGATTATCAAGCGCAGCCTGCTGCACATCTCTGCCCTCTTGCGTGACCTCAGACCAATAATCAGACCAATCGCCAAGATCGTCGCCAGCGACCGAAAACGTGCCAAAGCTGCCCCGGCCCTTTTCCTGCCGAAAGTCGCCAATTCCGACCACCACGCCCGCATTGCTCAACAGCGACACGATGCTGTGAACCGATAGCGTCGGCTGCACAAAAGCAATCTCCACCTCAGCGCACCAGCGCGGCAAAAAAGCCCGCGTCCGAACGTCCGGTGTCTTGTTCATGTCAGCAGATCGCACAACGTCCATTTTGAGATATGGCTTGCCCCACATTTTGATCTTCTGCTCAGGCAAAAAGATCAGGCGCTGCACGCTTGATTTGGTAACGCCTGGCGTCTCAAGCGCTGCCGTTGCCATCGCGCCCTTAACACCCGGCGCGGGAAAGCCCAACAGCGTCGGACCGCTTGGCAGTCTATAAACGCTGTCATAAAATTCGGTTTCAGGATCGTGCTTAATATCCTTTTTTTCGGCTGCGGTTTTCTTTGCGCCGCCGATCAGCAACGTGCGCTTTGCCTTTGCGCTCATCGCGTTGAAATAGAACGGCGTGTTGCCGATCAGTTTAAGGGTGACGCGCCCTTGCTTTAGGGCGTCGATGTGAAGCGTTCCGGCTTCTGCTTTCTTGATTGCCATTTTTGGCGTCCTTGACTTGTGGACGCAGCAGGCTTGCGGTTATACATTATCGCAAGCCGTCCCGCTGCATCGGGTTTCGGTTAGGGCAAGTGCTGGGGTTGCCGCCCCACCTTGCCTGAAAAACACTATACGCAAAGAAATATAGTGTAAAGAGAAAAATACTAATCCCGCTTTACGACATGAATGACGGCACATCGGCAGTTGATCGTTGCCGCGCCCGGATGTCCCGCCTCGCCGGGATACATGATCGGGATCGTCCCGCCCTCGATCCAAGGCATGTCGAAAGGCTCATCCATTTCACGCTGCTGGCCGTCCATCGTCAGGTGATTGTACTCGGCGTCATCTCCGAAGCGCCGCGTCCTGGCGTCCTCAACCGCTGACCACTCCTTGATAAGTTCCAGACCGGTCGTCTTGGCCGTCTCGTGCATGGCGTGATTGGCCGCGCCGTGGGTCTCGGTGCGAGCGATCAACGCCCCGCGCGTTCGGCTGATCTTGGGAATGCGCTTGTTGATCTGCTTGGCGATTGCCTGCACCCCAAGCCCGGCCTCCTGCCCCTGCGCCACCTCTCGCACGATCCGCTCGCGGGTGTTCTCGGTCACGTAGGTGATGCGCCGCCGGATGGCCTCCTGATTAACCCACGCCATTGCCAGCGACCGAAACAGGTCGGTAAAGCTGATTTTGGTCTCAAGCAACAGCCCTGCCGCCTTGCCCTGCGATACGATCCGCGACCCAAACGTGCGTGCCGATGCTAGGCCAATCTCCATGTATAGATCACGGAATGCGCGAAAGTCGTCATCGGTCGCGGCTGGCACGTATCCAAGATTCTCATAGCCCCGAATAAGTTGCCCGCTCTCTTCGCGGATCGTCGCGGCGATCTTGCGGCGAAACTGGCCCTCCAGCTTGTCGAGCAAGCGGCGCTGTATTGCCGCCTCACGTTCCGGGCTGTGTCGGATGAATGCCGGTTTAGCCATGATCCAGACCATAGGCCAGCGCCTTGATGTCGTCCGCCGGTAGATCGAACATGCCGCTGCCCGGTGTTGGCTTAAACTCGCCCTCGGCTTCAGGCTCGTAGCCCATGAGCGTCCGCGCCTCCTGTAGCGTCAACAGGCCCTCGCGGTATGCTGTCACCGCGCGGTTGAACATCCGTTCCCGCAGCGCCTCAAGGGCGGGGATCGTGTCCAGATCGAGGCGCAACTCCAGCCCGTCGCCATAGCGCGGCAAGAGCCAGTTGTTGAGCGCCGCCAGAACCTCGCGCATGATCGGTATCACGGTGTCGGTGTAGAGGCGCTCTTTCGCCTGCTCCAGATTGTTGAAAGTCGAGGCGTCGTTGTCAATCAGCGGCAACGGAACACCCATCGCCGCCGCGACGTACTTCGCCGTCTCGCGCATGGTGTTGGAAAAGTCCATGTCACGCGCGGTCTGTGAAAGCGCCTGCCATTCTGCGTCGTCGGCCAGCATCGGGATTTCGCCTGCGTTTTCGGCCCCTTGCATCTTGGCTTTGAAATACTCACGCATCCGCGCAACCATCTCGCCGGATGGATAGCCGCCTTTGAACCGGATCAGGCCAGACGGACGTGCGCTGTTCTTCAGCAGACTGTAGTTCCACCTCATTCCGGCGTTGTGCGTGTCGCCAGCGATTGCAGCGGCCATCAGCGGCGATTGACCGCGCCAATAGTCGGACGGATTGTATGACTTGACGAATAGCAGGTCAGACTTGCCGCTGATCTGGTCCACGTCGAAAAAGGTCTTGCGGTTGTTGATCTCGTAAACGTATTGCCGCGCGATGCCAGACGGGCCAGGAATAACGCCAATGTTCAGCGGCAAGAGCGGCCATAGCTCGGCGGGCTTGCCGGGGTTGTCTGCGCTGGTTGCCATCTCGCCCAGTAGCATCCGATTGACCAGCATTTCAGTCAGCCAGCTATCCCACGTCGCCACGGGTGTCGGTTGCGCCAGCAGGTCCAGCACCGGGTGGCGTTCGATCTTGTCGCCATTGGCCCCGTACAGTTCGAGGTCAATGGATGCCGCCGCCCTCACGATCTCGTTCACCGCGCGATAGACGATCACGTTAAGCTGATAGCCTTCGGTGATGTAGCTTTGCGCCTTGTCTTTGCGCGCCCATGACGGACCACCGCCAATCATCAATGCGCTGCCAGCCGGGTGCGCCTTTTCTTCTGTCTGTCTTTTGAAAGGCCACAACGCCATTTATAGCACTCCGAATATCTGCCCTGTGCCGCCGCCTATCATCGGTTGCAACGCATAGCGCACGGCGTCCCAGCCGTGGTTGTGCGCGTCGATAACCTTTGACGTGACATCGCCATTGTCGTTCACCTTGTAGCTATACAGGCGGCTTTCGCGCTGCATATTAGCACAATCTGGGTGAATTACTATGCTACGGAATGAGCGCAGGAATGCGATGCCATCTTCGACGCTTCCCGGCCACTTTGAAACAGCCTGAGCGCGTGGCAATCCGTGGCGTGTCAGGTGACTGATGCTTTCCGGCCTGGCGTTGTCCCAGCGGCTTACTTCCCGTTCAAAGCCCGGTATCTGGCCAATAA